GGCAGTGTTTTAAGAATAGAGGTGTGGGTACTTACATTACTGGTACTCACTTTATGTACCTGCAATGGTCTAAAATTGACGTTGGGAACCCAGAATTTAGGGAAGCCAATAGATTATTCTTCATTTTCTGGGAAGCTTGTAAAGCAGACCAGAGATGCTACGGTATGTGTTACCTCAAAAACAGACGTTCAGGATTTTCATTCATGGCAAGCGGCGAGACCGTTAACATGGCAACAATATCAAGCGATGCAAGATTCGGTATATTATCAAAGTCCGGTTCTGACGCTAAAAAAATGTTCACAGATAAGGTAGTACCAATATCTGTAAATTACCCTTTCTTTTTCCGACCTATACAGGACGGTATGGATCGTCCAAAAACAGAGCTTGCTTACAGAATACCAGCGTCAAGGCTTACAAGAAAGTCTATACAAAATAAGCAAAGCCAGGAGGATCTTGAAGGATTAGATACAACTATTGACTGGAAAAACACAGGTGACAACAGTTATGATGGTGAAAAACTAAAACTGCTTGTACATGATGAATCAGGTAAATGGGAGAGGCCAGACAACATCCTCAACAACTGGCGTGTAACAAAAACTACATTAAGATTAGGTAGTAGAGTTATTGGAAAATGTATGATGGGCTCAACGTCAAACGCTTTAGATAAAGGCGGTGATAACTTTAAAAAACTATATAACGATTCAGATGTTACAAAACGAAACCGAAATGGGCAAACTAAGTCAGGATTATATTCTTTGTTCATTCCTATGGAATGGAATTACGAAGGATTCATTGACAATTATGGAATGCCTGTATTCGAAAACCCATCAAAAGATTGCATTGGCCCATACGGAGACCCTATCGAGGTCGGCGTCATCGAGCATTGGAACAATGAGGTAGATGGTTTAAGAGGAGACCAGGACGCTCTAAACGAGTTTTACAGGCAATTTCCGCGCACAGAGGAACATGCTTTCCGTGATGAAACAAAAAATAGTATATTTAATTTAGTAAAAATATACGAACAAATAGATTATAATGAAGACCTTGGTAATTCAGGCGTAATAACAACAGGTTCATTACAATGGGAAAACGGTGTTAAAGATACAAAAGTTAGATTTACGCCAAACCCAGCGGGAAGATTTAAAGTATCGTGGGTTCCAAGTATTAATTTGCAAAACAAGCAAATACAAAAGAATGGTATTAAATACCCAGGTAATGAACATATGGGTGCGTTTGGATGTGACTCTTACGATATATCTGGCACAACAGACGGCAGAGGATCTAAAGGGTCCTTGCACGGGCTAACTAAGTTTAGCATGGAAGATGCACCGCCTAATACATTCTTTTTAGAATACTTAGCGCGGCCACAAACTGCTGAAATGTTTTTTGAAGATATGCTTATGGCTTTAGTTTTTTACGGTATGCCAATACTTGCAGAGAATAACAAACCAAGGTTATTGTACTATTTAAAAAGAAGAGGTTACAGAGGATATTCTATGAATCGTCCAGATAAAATTTGGAATAAACTTTCTGTAACAGAAAAAGAGATAGGGGGTATACCAAACTCCTCTGAAGATATTAAGCAAGCGCACGCCGCTGCAATTGAATCTTATATCGATCAACACGTTGGTTTAAAAGAAGATGGCCAGTATGGTTCCATGTATTTTAATGCTACCTTAAATGATTGGGCTAGGTTTGATATAAATAAAAGAACAAAATTTGATGCTGCTATCAGCTCTGGATTAGCAATAATGGCTTGCAATAAAAATTTATATCGGCCCATTGCTCAAATAGAAAAAAGAAAATTAAATTTAAAAATAGCTAAATACACCAATTCCGGTGCATTTTCAAAATTAATAGAAAAATAAAAATATGGCTGAGTCAGTTGTAACAAATTATTTTCCAAGCCAAATAGCTAGCGATCAAGAAAAAATGTCTTTAGATTATGGGACATCTATTGGCCGTGCTATAGAAAACGAATGGTTTAAAACCGATAACGGTTTAAACAGGTTTAAAAGTAATCAAAACACTTTTCATAATTTAAGATTATACGCTAGAGGAGAGCAGGGAATACAAAAATACAAAGATGAGCTATCTATTAATGGTGATTTATCTTATTTAAACTTAGATTGGAAGCCAGTTCCTATTATACCAAAGTTTGTTGATATAGTTGTAAATGGCATATCTGATAGATCATTTGATATAAAAGCATATTCACAAGACCCATATGGCGTTGAAAAACGTACTAAATATATGGAATCTTTATTACGCGATATGCAAACGCAAGAGCTAAGTAAATTTGCGGAAGAAAATTTTGGCGTAACATTATTCGAAAATGACCCTGAAACTTTGCCTAAAAACAAAGAAGAGCTAGAGTTGCACATGCAGCTAAGCTATAAGCAACAAGTTGAATTAGCGGAAGAGCAGGCTTTAAATGTTTTATTAGAGGGTAATAAATACGACTTAACAAAAAGAAGATGCAACTACGATTTAACAGTTTTAGGTATTGCTGCTGTTAAAAATACTTTTTCAAAAGCTGAAGGCGTTAAAGTAGAATATGTTGATCCAGTAGATCTTGTTTGGTCATACACAGATTCACCTTATTTTGACGATATTTATTATGTGGGGGAAATAAGAAGAGTACATTTAAATGAATTAAAGAAGCAATTCCCTGAATTAACAAATGAAGATTTAAATCAAATATCGAGCCAGTCATATAAAAACAATGGGTTTTACGACAGGACATTACAAAATTACGATGAAGACGACTCTAACACAGTTCAGGTTCTTTATTTTAATTATAAGACATTTGCAAACGACGTTTACAAAGTTAAAGAAACCGCCACGGGCGCTGTAAAATTAATACCTAAAAGTGATGGATTTGATCCACCCGAAGAAATAATGGCGGAATATAACATTTCTAAATTATCTCAATCTTTAGAAGTATTATATGAGGGCGTTAAAGTGCTAGGGGGCAGGATGCTTAAATGGCAGCTTGCTAAAAATATGGTGCGCCCAAAAAGCGACTACACTAAAGTAAAAATGAATTACAGTATAGTAGCGCCAAGAATGTACAAAGGACGCATAGAAAGTGTTGTATCGCGTATAACAGGCTTTGCGGATATGATTCAGCTTACGCATTTAAAGCTGCAACAAGTAATGTCAAGAATGGTGCCGGATGGTGTTTACCTTGACGCAGATGGTTTAGCCGAAGTGGATTTAGGTAATGGTACAAACTATAATCCGCAAGAAGCATTAAATATGTTTTTTCAAACGGGTTCTGTAATCGGAAGATCATTTACTCAAGAAGGAGATATGAATCCCGGTAAAGTTCCTATACAAGAAATAAGTAGCGGAAGCGGTGGCGCAAAATTGCAAAGCTTAATAACCACGTATAACTATTATTTACAAATGATTCGGGATGTAACCGGATTAAATGAGGCTAGAGATGGTAGTATGCCAGATTCAAGAGCCTTAGTTGGTGTTCAAAAATTAGCGGCTGCAAATTCAAACACAGCCACAAGGCACATTTTAAATGGCAGTTTATTTTTAACAGCCGATTTGTGTGATAATTTGTCTTTAAGAATATCTGATATTATAGAATATTCACCAACCAGGGAAGCTTTTATACATAAAATAGGAAATCAAAATGTAGCAGTGCTAGAAGAAATGTCAAATTTGTATTTATATGATTTTGGTATATTTATAGAGCTAGCGCCGGATGAAGAAGAAAAAGCTGTATTAGAAAATAATATTCAAGCAGCAGTTAGTGCAGGAATGATTGATTTAACTGACGCAATAGATTTGCGTGATATTAAAAATATAAAGTTAGCTAACCAATTGTTAAAGGTTCGCAGAAAAGAAAAGCTTTTACTTGATCAGCAAATGCAACAGCAAAATATTCAGGCTCAAGCAGAAGCAAATGCGCAAGCTCAACAGGTGGCTGCCCAGGCAGAGGTGCAAAAGCAACAAGCGTTGACCGCCAGCAAAATACAACTTGAGCAAGCTAAAGCTCAAATTGACACACAAAAACTTATGCAAGAAGCTAATTTGAAAAAAGAGCTAATGCAACTTGAGTTTGAAATGAATATGAGTTTAAAGGGAATTGAAGTACAGGGCCGTAAGTCTGAATTAAATGCGAAAGAAGACCGTAAAGACGATAGGACCAAGCTACAAGCGTCCCAACAAAGTGAATTAATAAACCAAAGAAAAAACGATTTACCTCCAAAAAACTTTGAGTCGTCAGGAAACGACATACTTAGCGGAGATTTTGACTTAGGTTCCTTCGAGCCTAGGTAATAATAATAGTAATAATTATATAATATTTTATCATGTCAGAAAACACAGAAGAAGTTCTAGAAACAACGGAACAAACTACGAAAGAAAATAAGCCTATGTCTTACGACGACGGGATTATTAAAATAAATTTAGATGAACTAAATAAACCACAGGAAAATGCCATTCAAGAGCAAAGCACAGATGCAAGCGATGATACTGTCGGACAACCCGAAGACGCGCCAAGTAGCGAAGAAGTGGTTAAAGAAGTACGGGAGCCCAGTCAAGAAGAGCTGCAGCCCGTACAAAATGAAGAAACCGTATTAGAAGAAATAACGGAAGAGGAAGTTGCAAAAAAGACTGAAGAGCTTGAAGAACAAGTCGAGCAGGCTATTGTGGAACAGGAGGCAGGAATTGAGTTGCCGGAAAATATACAAAAAGTTGTAGAGTTTATGAACGACACAGGTGGAAGCCTGGAGGACTACGTTAAACTTAACACGGATTATTCTAAATTAAATGAAGCGCAGTTGATACGTGAGTTTTACGAAACAACTAAACCGCATTTAGATAAAGAAGATATTGAACTGCTCATGGAAGACTTCTCATATGACGAAGAGCTTGACGAGCCAAAAGATATTAGAAAAGCAAAAATAGCTTTTAAAGAAGAGGCTGCAAAAGCTAAAAAACATCTTGAAAAGTTAAAATCTAATTATTACGAAGAAATTAAAGCTGGGTCTAAATTAAACCCAGAACAACAAAAAGCGGTTGAGTTTTTTAATCGCTATAAAAAAGACAATGAAGAGTCAACTAAAATAGCTGAACACCAAGTGTCTGTATTTAAAAATAAAACAGAAAAACTTTTTTCTGATGATTTCAAAGGTTTTGATTTCAATGTCGGAGAAAAGAAATTTCGTTTTAAAGTAAACAATGTAGACCAGGTTAAGACTACTCAAAGCGACATTAATAATTTTGTCAAGAAGTTCTTGAATGATAAAAACGAAATGAAAGATGCTGCCGGGTACCATAAGTCTTTATTTACCGCTATGAACGCTGATGCGATTGCAAATCATTTTTATGAGCAGGGTAAAACCGATGCGATTAAAGATAGCATGGCTAAAGCCAAGAATATTGATATGGATCCGAGAGGGAGCCATGAAAACGTCAAAGCTTCTAACGGCTGGACCGTGCGTTCAATTTCAAACAGTGCAAGTAGCTCTAAGTTGAAGATTAAAAGTAAACGATAAACTAAAATTTAAAAATTATTATTATGGCCGCAAACGGATCATTTACCGGGAGTGCTCAAGCGTTAGCTCACTTGACGCCACGCCCAACACAAACGTTGTTTAACGACAACTATCTAGGTCTAGCTGATTTAGACTTTACACAACAGTTTTTACCAGAAGTATATGAAAAAGAAGTGGAGCGATATGGAAATCGTACTATTTCTGGATTCTTACGTATGGTAGGCGCTGAAATGCCTATGGCTTCTGACCAAGTAGTATGGTCTGAACAAGGGCGTTTACACATTGCGTATGACCCAGTAGTTACAACAGGTACAACTGTAGTAATTCCAGGCGACGCAAATAACAATCCTACTAACCTTATTGGCCCCGGGGCAACTATCGTTGTTTCCTCTGCTAATGGACTTGTAGTTGAAAAAGCATACGTATCAGCCGTATCAGCTGCAGATGGTGCATCAGGTGATGTTACACTTACTGTAGCCGGTTATCAAGGTGCTATCACAGCTCACGCTGCTGGTAAAATCTTTGTATACGGTTCTGAATATGCAAAAGGAACTAGCAACGCTGGTACTTCTGTTGATGCTGCGTTTGAGCAGTTTAGCAACAAGCCAATCATTTTACGTGACAAGTACGCTGTAAGCGGATCTGACACTGCACAAATCGGTTGGGTTGAAGTAACTACTGAAGCTGGAACTTCTGGATATTTATGGTACTTAAAATCTGAGCACGAAGCACGCATTCGTTTTGAGGATCAACTAGAGATGGCAATGATTGAAGCTGAAAAAGCTGTTGCCCCAATTACACCAGCTGCTGGACTTGGCGGTGGAACAGAAATTACTGGTTCTGACGGACTATTTTCTGCTCTTAACCAAAGAGGTCTTGTTTATACTGATGCTGATTTTGGAGCTGCAAATGGTTTAGAAGATTTCGACGCTATCTTGCAAGAGCTAGATAAGCAAGGTGCTATTGAAGAAAACATGCTTTTCTTAGATCGCGCCACTTCTCTAGGTATTGACAATATGTTGGCTGCTCAAAATTCTTACGGAACTGGCGGTACATCTTTTGGTGTATTTGAAAATTCTGAAGATATGGCGCTTAACTTAGGTTTCTCAGGATTCCGAAGAGGTTCTTACGACTTTTACAAAACTGACTGGAAATATCTAAACGACGCTACCACTCGTGGCTTAGTTGGAGATGTTGAAGGTGTTATTGTACCAGCTGGAACTTCTACAGTATATGACCAAATGCTAGGGCAGAACATTTCAAGACCATTCTTACACATTCGCTACAGAGCTTCTGAAGCTGATGACCGTAAAATGAAATCTTGGATTACTGGATCTGTAGGTGGAAACTATACAAGCGACGAAGACGCGATGAATGTTCATTTCTTATCTGAAAGAGCACTATGTGTCCAAGCTGCTAACAACTTTGTCTTGTTGAAAAAAGACTAACTATATTGTAAGTTTTACCCCTGATGTAATTTCGGGGGTAATTCTTACTTTTATTAACTATTTAATTTTATTATATCATGGCTAAAAAAGCTATAGCAGAAGAAACTGTTGAGGTTGCTCCTCAGCCAACTGTTGCAAAAACTGCACCAGTTAAAAAAACCCCAGCGAAACCAGTATTTGAATTTAAAGATCGAGTATACGTTTTAAAAACTAATGCAACACCTTTAATATATTCGCTAAAAT